GAAGGGCCTATTAATTATAGTGCCGTAGCCCAAGTAGGTGCTTTTTGGGAAGTAACCCTAAGTACTCCAACTAGTAAATTTCACAATATTTCAGAATCAGTTATTGTAGGACAAGGTGGGACTAGAAATGTACCAGTAAATTCAACAGTAATATCTCCAGGAGCTGGTGCAACAGCAAACATTATATACTCCGTATCTTCAGCAGCTTTATTGTTAGATGGTGAGAATGTAAACAACAATGTTTTAATTGCATCACAAGAACCAGGTAGTGCATCAAATGCTCCAGCAGGAGCAATTCGCCAGTTTGGATCTTTACCATTTCCAAATGCTTCTGTTATTAATATTTCACCACTTACAACTGGTTTAGATGAAGAATCAGACGATGATTATAGAGATAGAATTAAGAAAGAAAGACTTTCAAGAGGTCTTGGTACAGCACTTGCTGTAAAAAATGCAGTATTAGGAGCACAAGCACCTGATGAAAATGCACGAGTTACCTCTAATGAAATAGATACAGCAAATCCAGAAGAAACTATTCTTTATATAGATAACGGTAGTGGTTATGAAGAAAAATCAGAAGGTGTAGGATTTGAATTCGTAGTAGACTCTGCTATAGGTGGAGAACAAAGTTTTCAATTAACTACTGGTGGATCTCAAACTTCTGTTGCAAAAGCATTTATAGAATCATCAAATAGTTCTCCGTTTGATATTAGGAGTTTTGAAAAATTATCAATACTTGTTGGTGGAATTGTATCTGAACATACTTTTACTGAAAATGCATTTCAAGCACAAGGTGCTGCTACTGCTTTCGAGATTGTAGCAAACATTAACGATAACCCTAATTTAACATTTGAAGCTACTACAGCAGAAAGTGGTACAAAAGTTGTAATTAGAGCAAAATCTGAAAATGATGAGTTTTTAGAGATGACATCTCCAAGTGTAGGTATAGACGCTGCTCCTAAGTTAAACTTTCCTTCAAATGAAATTAACACGGTACTTTTATATAGAAATAGAGAGCTTTTAAACAAAAATGGTAGATCAGCATTTCTTACAACTAAAGATCAATTTAGTTGGTCAAACTCTATTACCAATGGTGACACATTAATTATTTCAGTTGATGGAACTGACTCTATTACATATACGTTCTTAGATCAAGACTTCCAAACAGAAGGTCAACAATCTACTGTTAGTAATCAAAACACACTATCATCTTGGGCTAATGTAATAAACGCTAAAGTTACTGGTGTAACAGCTGAAGTAAACAGTGAACAATTAAAACTTACAAGTAACTTAGGTTCTTCAAACAGAGCATCGATATCTATTGACCCATCATCGGACTTAGTATTGAAAGGTATGTTCTCTCCTGAATCGGGTCTTTTTAGAGAAGGTAACGAAGCAGATTTTCAAATATCAAGAAATACAGCACAAATAAAATTAAACACACCACTATCAGAAGGTGAAAGTCTTAACTTAGGTTCTGAATTTACAAGAGCAGAAATCCAAAGTAAACAAATATTAGGTGGTCAAACGACACTATCAGGCATAGGATATGTTTGGTTAATTGTAGACGGTTCTGGAGTACAGCCAGTAGAAACTGGTGTAACGGGAGATACGTTCTTAGATGTTACTAAACCAGGTGGAAACATTGTAAGATATGAAAGTACAAACTTAACTGCTTTTGATAATGTTCAAGTTGGAGATTATGTAAACATTTGGTCTGACGAACTTTCTGCTACAAACAGATTAGAAGGCCGTGTAAACGCTGTAACATCATCAACTTTAGATATCAAAGTTACAGCAGCTGAAGAAGCTGCTGCTGTTATTGAAGGTCCAATATTCTTTTCTGAAGGATTTACAGTATTAAGAACTGTTTTGGCACCACAAAAAATAAAAATACCTGCTGGAGTTTATAATATAAACGAAATTGCAAGTATAATGAACGATCAATTGGAAAATGCAGTTGTAAGCATTGATAACGATGAAATTTTCGTATTCAGAACAAACACAGAGTCAACTACTGGTTCTGTATATTTAGCTGATTTCAATGATCCAGCTAAGGCACTTAATTTAATTAAAAATAGTAGCTCACAAAGTATTGCTTCTCAATCTGCTTTTTATGAAACAGGTTTTAAAGATAGACAATTCCCAGCATTTGTTCACGGTAAAATAACAGCTGATGCATATGCTGATCCTTCGGATAGCTACATTAATGCTATAAGTGTTAGCGAAGACTTAAATGCTTTAGGACTAGATCCTTCAGGATTTGTTTGTTTAGCTCAACCATATAGTGATACTCAAGATATTTTATCTAGTGATTGTATTGAAATCGAAAGATATACAGGATCAGTAGTAAGTCTTGAGAATAGTTATTTTTACAAAAGAAGTAGAATTGATGACAGGTTTTATGTTTTAAACCCATATGATTTTGGTCATAACGATTCTTTAGTTACAGTATTAGATGACGACCCGACAGGTAAGACATTTGACATGCCACTATATAGAACGGCAGTAACAAACATCACAGCACCTGCAAATGCAAACAACTTTAGAGCATATGATGTTGAAGGTGGAGATGCAGATTTTGAACAGTTTTTTGGAACTGATTTTAAATTTGACAACTACAAAGCATTAATGCAAGCAAAAAATGTTATAGATCCACTATCTGCTACTAATGAAGATGCTATTCTTTTTAGATCAGTAGAATGGGGTAGATCAGGTGAGAAATTTGGAGTAGGATACTATTACCCAACAACACCAGATTCAGAAATTCAACACATCGTTACTGTAGGTGAACAAGTTAATATTCAATTATTTCTAAAGTCAGGACCGGTTAGAACAACAACGATCAACGGAACAACTGAATGGAATATTACAATAACACCAGCGGTTGGTTATGACTTAGTTACATATGCTTACTCAGGAGAGGGAGCAGTACCAGGTTTAAATTCGATTAACTCTGGTGACTACGTTTCAGTTATAAATACTGGTGAATTTAGTGCTGCAAACCAAGGTGCTTATAGGGTAGATTCTGCTAGTGCTACTAGTTTTACAGTAAGACGAAGTACTGGTGAGGCAGAAGTACAAAGCAATGTAGCATCACTTGAAATTAACACTATTTCATTCTTTGAGCCAGCAGATACAACAGCTCAAGAAATTGTAGACTATGTTACTTTAAACTTAACAGACCATATAACATCTGAAATTGTTGATGATAACGGACTATCTGGTGCTGGTGTAATTAGCCAATCAACTTCGGAAGATTCAAACTTTGCATATGAATATGTTTATTTTAAAGATGGTAAAAACTATTTACTATCTAGTGACATTACTTCAACAGCTCCAGCGGCTCAATTTGTATTTAAAACACCGTTAGATCTACCAACTTTCTCTACAAATACTGCTGATGCTTATAGCTTTAATAATGGAGAACAAGTAAAATTAGTACCTATTACATCTTTACAATTACAAGATTTCCTTAATGTATTAGCTGTTACAGGATATACGACAATAGGTAAAATTAAATCTGTAAATAGAAATACTGACATACAACTTTCAACAGACATACTTGGTACAGAAGGTGCAGTTCAAATTGCTGGTGGTACAGGTTCATTAGCCGCAGCAGCAATACAAGGTAGTGCAAGTACAATTGGAAATCAAGATAACGAAAGCTCTATTGTTACAATTTTATCAGCAGGAGCTGTAGGTTTTCATTCAGATCAATGGGTAAAACTATTTGCTTCAGAAGTACAAAGAAAAAATACATTAATTAACAACCTTAACTCTATTGAAATTTCTAACTCTGAACCAAGCGTTGGTTTTTCTAAGATTGAACTTTTCAATAGATCAATATCTCAAAGATTCTTTGGTAGAAATAGATATCACACAAGAACTCGTGGTAGAACTTTTAAAGTTGAAAAGCATGGACAATTTGCTTGTTTCTCTTGGAATGAAGTTGGAACAGAACCATATTTTGTAAAAACTGTTGAACTAAATGACATTGATACTAGTGACATTTCTGTGACTGTTGACTTTACAACGTCTTTAGTAGACTATACAATTGAAAGTGGAAGTATTTCTTTTGCAGAAGTGCAAATTGGAGACATAGTAAATATAACTAATTTCTCAGCAGCAGGTAATAACGGTGCTTTTAAAGTTATAGGAGTATCTACTGATGGTAAGTCTATAAGAGTTAGAAATCCAAATGCTGTAGAAACTGCTGGTAATGTTAACGAGATTCAATCAATTAGATTCTCTTCAGTTCCAACGATAGGAGAGTTTACACTTAACTTTGATGGACAAATAACAGCGGCTATACCTTATAATGCCGTTGCAGCTAATGTAGAGACAGCCCTTGAAAACCTTTCAAATATTGATGATGTAACTGTTACAGGTGATTTCGCTACAGGTTTTTTAATAGAATTTGCCGGTGTAAACACATCAACTGATGTTAGTAATTTAATAGTTCAAACTAATACTTTAGATGGATCAGGGAATAACATTACAATAGTAGAGGAAGTAAAAGGATCTTTATCTGGAGACTTCGCTGTACAAACAGAAGTTCAAGAAGGTGATACTGTAACTATATCAAGTGATTTCAGTATTCTTAACCAAGGAAACTTTAGAGTTATTAGAAGATTTGAAAATTCTATATATATAGATAATCCAAATACTATTGAAGAAGAAGTTACAATTGGTGACAATTTAATTAGCATTGGATATGACGGATCAACAGATTTCGACATAGATAAATTAGATGGTGTTAGTAAAATTAAATGGGCAGGAGCTGGGGCAGAACCTGCATTTGAAGATACTAAATCAGGGAATATTATAACACTTGGTACAGACTTTAACGCTGCAAACCAAGGTAGTTTTCAAGTTGTAGATTCTGGTGATAAGTTACAACAAATCACAAGATTTACTCAGTCCAGAGGTGTCGATATGGTATCTGGGCAACATGCTCTATTAAACAGTGCTGAAGATGCTACAAATTATTATATTTGGTATAATATTCAAGGTGCTGGTGGAGATCCAGCTCCAGGTGGAACAGGGATTGAAATTCCTGTACTAACAGCAGATCTAGCGGCTGAAGTAGCTGTTAAAAAAGCTGATGTAATTAATGCATCTTTTTCTGCTGACTTTACTGCGGTTGTAGATGGTGACGATGTTATAGTCACAACAACAGGTTATGGTGAAACAACGCCATCATCAAATGTTGACATAACAGGGCCATTTTCTTTAGAAACAACACAAGTAGGTAGAAGAAACTTTGTTGATTATATTAATGTTGCTGGAGTATCTGAAACTGGCGTTACAGTATCTGATATATTAGAAATACACGAAGAAGCTATGGCGTTTAAAGAATATGAAGGAGTCATCGCAGGTGATACATTTGTTATTTCATCTAATTTCTTAGGTGAAAACAATGTTGGAAGCTATACTGTACAAGAAGTTTTAAGTGAAACAGAAATTATTGTTTCAGGTGTAACAGAAAGTGTTTCTAGAACTTTACTAGACTCAAACTTTAATAAAATATACATAGAAGAAAGTACACCATATGTAGGGTATAAGCAAATAGATTTAATAGCTACTAACCCTGCTAATTTAAACACTAAAAATGTTGTCTTTAGTACATTTAATCAGTTCCAAAAAATTGGAGAACTTGCAGGTGTTTCAATGACAGCAGTTGGTAAGTTAGAATTCCCATCTGAAATTATCAGAGGAGTTGATGCTTATAAATTTAACACAGGTTTAATTGGTGAAGCAAATAGAATTGTATACGGAGATCCTAGAGATAATACGACTTATCCAGGTGTATCGGCAGCAGGAGCTGAGATATTTATTAAAGCACCTTTAGTTAAAAGAATTGAAGTTTCAATTAATGTTAGAGTTAAAACAGGTATTCCGTTTACAGCAATTGTTGAGGAAGTTAGAAACTCAATTGCAGCATTAATAAACTCAAACCCTGTTGGACAGCCAATAGCAATTTCAAACATTATCAGTAATGTAGATGCAATTATTGGTATACAAGCTGTTGCAATTAGTTCTCCACAATATGACCCTCAGAATGATGTTATTCGAGTTAACTCTGGTGAAAAAGCACTAGTCTTAGATATCATTGCAGATATCTTAGTTTCAAAGATTGATTAATTATGGCAAATAAAGAAGATGAGTACAAAAGGCTCAGGACATTTCTAAACAAATCGATTGCTGGTCCAAATACCGATGCAATCTTGCGTTCACTAGCTAGTGGTCCCGTTCATTTGATTGACAACGTAGAGGCTGTAAATGACTCTTTATATGTTGTTTCTGCACAAGGAAAGTTTTTAGATATTAGACTTGGAGACAAGGGTGTTGTAAGACCGGCAGAAGTTGGGCTATCTGATGAAGTTTTCCGTGATATCGGTATTGAAATTACCAACAGAAAGCAAGTTAGGGATTTAGTTCACCAATTACTTAGAATATTGTATGGTGAAATTTATACCAGGGCAACATCGACATCTCAAGAAGTTGAAACTTTTAACTTAGAAGATGGTGATAGTTTAATTATATCATTTGATGGTTCTGCACCTATTGAGTTAACATTTGCAGCAAGTCAATTTAACAACATAAGCAATGCAACGGCCCAAGAAGTGGCTGATGCAATCACTAAAAATATAAGAAAATTAGGTGCAAAAGGTTCGGCCTTTACTGTAGAAGATGGAGTTGATACCAAGGTAGTACTTATATCATCTACAGATGGTCCGTCATCAACTGTTAGAGTACTGGGTGGTAAGGCTCAGAATGCCCTTAAATTCGATGAAATAAGACCTACATCCAATACTGCAACAACACAGTGGACGCTCACACAGGAAGCTGGTGGTACAATAAAGGCTACTTGGACAGGTGGTGCAGATCCATCGCTTGGTAAGGTAAAAGTTGGAGATTATACGACTTTATATGGATCATCTTTTGACTTAGCTAACCGAGGTACTTTTACCATTGTAGACGTTTTAGGTGGAAATATTGGGGTTTCTTATGTTGAATTTGAAAATCCAAATGGAATACCGGAAACTGTAACTCAAGGTAGTGACGATGGTATGTTATTTTACAACCCAAAAACTAGACGAGTAACTTCTGAAGAAAGATTTGCCGGAGCATTTCAAACTGATGCTAGAACATTGGAAGTATTTGTTCCAGCTACTACTAAAATTGTTAGAAGAAACAGAGAAGGTGCCGCACATATTTACGAAAGTGGCCCAAGTAATATAGGTCAAGAAGGGCCTTTTTTATACGATACAGAGTTAGGATATGTTATAGGTGAACAAGCCGCTTTAACTACGGAAGAATTAGATGTAAGTAGTGACTCAATATTATTTGTTGATGATGCATCTCAGTTTCCAGACGGAGCAGGTAATTTAATTATTGGACTAGGAACTTCTCACCAGGAAGGGCCAGTACCATATATTTCAAAACCTTCAGATCAGACTTTAAGAATTAACCCTTCTTA